GTTATAATTTCTTTTGAAGGGAGAGGGGATTATGGGTTTTATATTAAATGAATATGGAGTATTGTTTTGCTCAAATTGTAAAGAGAACGCTCAAAGATTAAAAGACTACTTAGAGGATTTACATAGGGAAGACCCAGAGTATTTTTTTGAGCCGTGGGATGATTCCGATAACCATCTTTACATTTGTCCTAAATGCAAAAATCAAGATTTTCCGAGTTAATGGAGAAACTAGGTGTCAAAGAGGTGATACCCATAGACAGAAAAGATATATTCAGAGCCATAGAATTTGAAAGAGAAAGGCAAGACCAAAAACATCCTTTGCCTACTCTTAAAAAGAGTCCAAATGAGGATGTTGAAGTCATGCATAATTTTATTGCCACTGCCGAGTTTTTCAGTGTTTTAATTGAAGAAGTCGGAGAGGTAGCTAGGGCGCTCCAAGGCGAATCTGACTTAGCCGAGGAATTATGTCATGTTGCTAGTGTATGTGTTAGATGGCTCGAAAATCTTAAATAACAAAAAAGCCGACTATCACTAGTCGGTTTTTCTGATTCATAACTTTGAAAGGAGTAAACCATAGCACTCTAGGAATAATTATTGCCTAAAGTTATGATCTTGATTCACCGACTTTCACTGGTATCTTTAATTGCAAGAGCATCGTCCATTGACCGTGGCGAACTGGTATCATATTTGGAGTTTCTTGAAATCTTGCTTCCATTTCTCGGCACTCTTCGATTATTTTGTATAAATCCTCTTTATCTCCATTAATTCGATAAGTCTGGACTCCATTCTTCACTCCAAAATTGCCTATCATCAATGTACCCATCGTGAGCAAATACCTCCTAAAAATGGTGTGTAACTTACTATATTCATTGCATTTTGCAATAAGTCCTTTAAAATGATAAAATGATTTTAGGTTTTGGTAACAGACGTTGATTCTAGTTTGACTTTATTGCTTGTTTTGGCGAATGAGCAAAAAGACCCCTATCCATTTTGGATGGGGGTTTTTTGTCTGGATAAGGAAATCAGTCGTTTGTTAGAAAGAGATATAAAAAAGGGAAACCATGAATATTCAGGGGAAATATTCTTTAACATTATAGCCATCTGCATGATCGATTAAACCTCTTGGGAAGCTATCCCAGAGGTGATTGACATGAAAATGCTTGAGTTATTTGCTGGCACTAGACGGATGGCAGATGCATTTGAAAAGCACGGTTTCGAAACTTTCACAATCGAAATCGATACCAGGTTTCCACGAATTGATTGGCATGAAGACATATTAAATATCACTGCCGAGGATATTATCGCACGATTCGGAAGACCGAAAATCATATGGGCAAGCCCAGTTTGTACTACATATTCCGTGGCTGCTATCTCGACTCATCGCAGAAAAGAGCCGAGTGGCACATTAACTCCAATAACTGATAAAGCAAGACATGGCGATGCAATGGTCAAACATACTTTGAAACTGCTCGAAGACTTGCAGCCAGATTACTTTTTCATCGAAAATCCGATGGGTGGGCTTCGGAGCATGGACTTCATGCAAGGGATTCCCAGACACCTAGTTACATACTGTCAATATGGAGAATCATATCAAAAACCGACAGATATCTGGACAAACCATCCAGAGCCTAAATTTAAGCCACCATGCAAGAGGGGGATGCCATGCCATGAGTCTGCTCCCCGAGGAAGCCAGACGGGTGTCCAAAGGCTTAAAAACAGTATGGAAAAAGCAAAGATTCCTTTATTGTTATGCGACCATATAGCCAAAATTTCGCTTGAGCCTTATAATTAAAGGTAACTAGCGAAGGAGGTTAGTCATATGGATTTAGGTAAAGTGGAGATTGATTTTCATGTGGATTACATCAATAAAAAAGTGCATCTTTTAGACATGAATCAAAATTCTTCAATAGGGCTATTTGATGTGATTTCACCTGATTTAAAAACCAAGTTTGCACAAGATCATGATTTTATGATGGATGTTTTGACCTTTGATTGGATTTGTTATGGTAGGGATGGAATCGTCTGCTCGTATGATAATTACAATTTTAAATACATGAATCCGAAATTGCCTTATTTACATGAGCCGTATTTAGATGAAATGGAAAAAAGAAGACATCGTTATAGTCGAGGTATGTAATATAGAAGGTATGTCTATAATGTGGATAGTAGAATAGACTTGTAGGTTCTTGTTAGATATGTGTTTATATAGATAGCAAGAACAAAAACCATGTCAATAAAAGGCATGGTTTTTTTAATGCAAAAAAGCCCAAGGGAACTTGCTATCACACGAGGGCTTTTTTGGGGATTCAACTATGGAAGTCCTAAACAAGAGATAGGAGTGGTGTGAGTTAGTAAGCCACACGATGATATTATTTGCAATTATTTTCCTGTTATCATAAGAATATTTTACCATCTTTAAAAGTATTGCATTATGCCATATAAGATGTATAATAGGGATATAAGTTGTTGAGGAGGACATGCAAATTGAATAAAAAAGAAATCCAAGAATTAAGCCCAGAAAAGTTATTAAATGCTTTTTACTGGTTAGCAGTTAGGACTACTCATGAAGTGAATTCTAAGAGAGGTTTGACTAAACAAACCGTCAAGGATGAGGATTTAATCCTAAATGAATTGGCTTCAAAATTTGGTATTAACAGAGACTTTTTAAAGGATGGTATCGACAGATGAGAAATTTCTTAGTAATCGATTTTTGGATAGACATTGTAAATGGCAAGGAAGTAAAAAAAGTGAATGACAAGTGGTATTGCAATGAGCAAGAGTTAATCTCTCTTGCTAAATACTATTATGAAAATTCGGATGTTATGGATGAGATTGATTTAGATAATATTGAGAATGCCATTGATTTTGTAAAGAGGGCAGATGAAGTATTTGAAATGTAATAGCACTTGGCTCATGTCGGTATACGACATGAGCCTTAAGTGGTGTAAACACTAATTAAAAACATATATTGGAGGAATTTATAATGGCTATGCAAGAATCAGTAATGACAACAAATATCGTATTCGCAAACAAAGGTGATAAAATCAAACTTCGCTCTGGTGAGGTTGTTGAATTCATCAAATTGAATCGTACAAAATTCGTCTTTGCAAGAGAGGGTACTCAATATAATACTCCAGTCGATAACTTTGTTGAAATCGTGGAGAAGGCTCCGGTTAAAGGAATCAATCAATCTTATAAGAAACTTAAGCAAGGTGACTTGTTCTATATCGACCATAAAGAGTCCTTGATTGTCTTCTCATTCGATGAGTTGAGAAATGGAAAAATCCATGCAAGACATGTTATCGATGGTGGTAAAATCTCAATCGACTTAGGCTTGTATGGTGGTACCATCAATGAATTGAAAAAGATTGCGACTGATAAGCAAAAAGAAAAACTTAATACTCTATAACTTTAAAAGGCTCATACTGGCATACAGTATGAGCCTTACGAGGTGTAGCAAAAAACCAACGTCAATAATAGGAGTGTTATTATTATGAACAATTTTACTGGCAGAATATCATCTGGCACGGCATATTTATTATTTTTCTTTTTACTTTTCGGATTGTGTGGATTTCATCGCTTTTATATTGGTAAAATTGGAACTGGAGTTATTTATCTTTTTACATTCGGATTATTTGGTTTCGGATTACTTTATGACTTATTTACACTGGGCAGTCAAGTAGGGCAATACAACGAAATGAAGAAGAGTGAAGTTTATGGCTTATACCGTTAATCGGTATGAGCCTTTTTGGGCATCTATACCTAATTAGGGGGATGGACATGGGAGTCAAGCAAATGGACAAGGAGTGGATTGAAATGGTTGTCGGTAAATTAGAAATCGAAATTCAAAAGCAAAGAGCATGGTCAGAGGATTTCCAAAGGGATTTTATTGAGGAGTGTCTTAGAATCCAAGGGGATTTCTCCGAAGTTAAGCCAGAGGACACCAATAATGTCTTTAATGCTTACAAGGAAAAGGCTTTGCATGATGAAAGCATCCAGTATTATGTGAGAATCTATCTTGAACATGCCTATGGTATCGAACGATGAAAAAAGAAATTTTAGATACATTCAAACCCGAGGAGATCAGAAAATTGAAGGATTTCGAAGTGATGTGCGAGAATGCATCCCATCATGCTTTGCTCGATGCTTTTCTACAGTATCATGAGGAGCAAAGGCATCGGAATACAGACTTGGAATTCGAAGCTTATATGATAACAAGAAGAGAAATCTTCAAAAGAATGAGACACGGAAAGAAGAGCCTATAAATAGGCTCTTTTTTTATTTGGGGGGGAATAAGACTGGTTAGGTCAGTCATATATTGAATCGTCTAGTCATTAGTCTCTTCGCTATGTCTGGTTGCTTTATATCATTCGACTAGATGAAAGGAGGACAATTTGACCCCATATCCCCAGATACGCTCCCTTAATGCTAAAGTTTTATCGAAAGTAAAGTGTGATAACAGTATTAAGATTTCCTTTGATTTTAATCTATTCAAGCCACCTCAAAATGTTCATGATTATTTTTACTATACAAAAGTCACCTCCGAGTGGGCGAACGGAAAATAGGCAAAAATGAAGCCAGAGGGATTTAATCCTCTGGCTTTTCATTTCGTTTGGAGGTTAGTCATTTGGAATATAAAGAAGAGATCATCGACTTGAAAACTATTGAAGCTATCTTGAAGTATAAACCAGAAATCGAAAATAATCCATTCAAAAGCGTGGACAAGGAGTCATTGATGGAAGCTTTTAAGGTTCTGGAGGAGTTTAGCGAGGAAATTAAGCCCATTTAAAAGAAATCTCTTGTGTCTATTGCATAATGCAATTATAATAGTATATATATGATTAATAAAATAAATGGCCGGTCTATGGCTGCTTGAGGAGAAATTTAAAATGCAAATGACACCTATCCAACCCAAAAGAAGGGAATGGCTCAAAGCTTTGCGATTGCAAAAAAAATTGACCATTCGAGGGCTTGCTCCTCTGCTTGACATGTCTTGGCAACATTATTCGGACATCGAAGCAGGGCGCAGAAATCCGAGCATCGAAACATCCATCAAAATAGCGGACTTCTTTGATATTGAGACAGAACATTTCTTTGTAAATAGAACTAAATTTGAGCAAAAAAAAATTGACTAACTTTAAATAACATCAAATAGCCGAATATGGGCTATTTTTTTTTGTCTAAAAACGTAAATGTGTGTATAAAAGGAGCGAAACAGTGAAATAAATGAACTTAAAAAGGAGTTGATTTTTTTATGTGGATTAAGAATTCTGGCACTAGAACGATTGGAAAGAACAAATCTCAAGAAGAATCTTATTTAGTTGTCAATACTCTTGACAAAAACCCAGCCTTACGAGTGAGCGAAAAAGCAAGGCGAGAACTAAGATGGGATAAAAATGATTATGCGAACGTTTATGTAGACCATAACAAAATTATGCTCATCAAAGATAACCTATCAAGAGAATTCCCAGTAAGAATTTACAAGAACAAAGATAAGGCATATGGCTTCAATATCTATGGGATGCCGATTAAGGATATTTTGAAAAAATGCGGATGGGAATCACAAAAGGACTTCCCAGTGCAAATCTTAGGTGAAGGCGATAAAAAATATCTGGTTGCCTTCAAGGATGAGTTATCATCCATGACTGAATTAGCCCATCTAAAGGTTAGGAATCTCTAATGATAAAGATACTTGACAAAAGGAAAATGACTCAAGAGGACTGGCAAATCTATCGTGAAAACCAAAAGGGCATCGGTGGAAGCGAAGCAGCCACTATCCTCGGAGTGAATCCTTATAAGTCAAAATTCAATCTCTGGCTCGAAAAAACTGGGCAAGTGCCAAGGGAAAAAGTGAGCAATCAATATGTCGAGTGGGGAAATTTACTGGAGCCAGTCATTCGAAAGAAATTCCAAGCCGAAACTGGTTTTAAGGTTATGCAAAATAACTTCGTACTTCAACATGATACACATGATTTCATGGTGGCGAATCTCGATGGCGAAGTGATTGACCCATCTTTTGGTGGAAGAGGAGTCTTGGAAATCAAGACGACTTCGGAGCATAACAAAAAGGATTGGGCAGAGGGTTGTCCAACCCATTATATGTGCCAATTGCAACATTATCTTGCCGTGACTGGCTATGAATATGCCTACATAGTATGCCTTTGTGGAGGTAATCACTTTGTCTATTATCTTGTGGAGCGCAACGATTTTATCATAGATCAGATGATTAAAGCCGAAATGGAATTCATGGAGCAAGTGAGACTTGGAATCCCTCCAGAAATAGGTGGGAGCCAGTCCGAATCCGATTGGCTGCAAGTCGCATTCCCGAATGCAAACGATGAGGAAATGACAATCCCACCAGAAATCGAGAATCTTGCTCAAGAATACATGGAATTGCAAGCCCATATAAAAGACCTAAATGCCAGGACCGATGAAATCAAGAACAAAATCAAGCTTGAAGGCAAGGAATTCAAAACCCTTAAAGGCGAATCCATCAAGATATCGATGCCGACTATCAATAAAGTCATGTTCGATAGCAAGCTATTTGCCGAGGAGTACCCAGATTTATATAACCAGTACAAGACCAAGGCTTCAAGCTATCGGGGATTTACTGTAAGTGTGGTGAAATGACTTGAAACTGGATTTCTTAAAGGACAAGCCAAAGAAAAAAAGGAATATTAAAAAGCCTATTTATAAATGCGATAAGAGGTTTGTTTGATGAAATATAGCGAGTTAAAAGCCAAGATCAAGATTCTCAAAAAGCATGGTTATCGAAAGGCTTTTGACATGTTTTATGTAAAAGAATATCGATTAAATGATTGGACTTATCATCAAGCCATTTCATATAACGACCTTTGCCACTGCAATTGGGATTTCGAGGATTTAGTTGAAAATCTCTATGAAAGAAATATGCGGACACTTTTCGAATATGTGCTTGAGCAAGAAAAAATAAGGCGAGAATATTGAAGACTTGAAAATCAAGTCCTCAAAAAATTGGAGGGATAAACATGAGCAAAACAGCATCGACTCAAGGCTTGCAGAATGCCATCGAGAATCAATCTAAGGCTCCGAGTAAGACAAGTACTGGGGTAGACCCATATCGTAAAGCACAAAGCTATTTGAAAGCCATGATGCCAGCCATTGCCGAAGCACTGCCCAAGTCCAAAGGCATGGATGCCGAAAGACTTTGCAGAATCACGCTCACTACTTTACGACAGAATCCAAAATTGCTCGAAACAAGCATCGAATCATTGCTTGGATGCGTTCTCACATCGGCTCAATTAGGGCTTGACCCATCTCTGGGGAATTGTTATTTCATCCCTTATAAGAATACTTGTTCATTTCAAATTTCCTATAAAGGACTCATTGATTTGGTTTGTCGGAGTGGGAATGTCGTTTCCATTGTGGCTCAAGAAGTCCGAAAAGGTGACCACTTCCACTATGAATATGGGCGAAATGAAACTTTAGTCCACAAACCTGCTCTAAACCATGAGCGAGGGGAAATTGAATATTTCTATGCCTATGCCGTGTTGAAAAATGGTGGCTTTACTTTTCAAGTCATGCATACAAGCGAAATTGAGGAGATCAGAAATAATCATTCAATCTCTTATAAGTATGATAAGCAGAATTCCATTTGGGTAAAGCACTACATCCCAATGTCACTCAAGACCGTGATTAAGCGCCTTGTGAAGTACTTGCCGATTGCTACGGAAGTGCAAGCAGCCATCCAGTCGGATGAAACCGTCCGAAAGGATATTACTGCCGATGCATTACAAATTAGCAATGATGATGGGCTTGAAAATATTCAATCTTTTGAAATTATTGATAACGAAAATGTAGGATAAGGGAGATAAAAACAATGGCAAAACCGACTGTAACAATTATCGTGGATGGAGCATCTTATGAATTCGAAAATCTGATTTGCACTGGATGTCCGATAGGGGAAGAAAATAATCCGACTTCCTTTTATTTTGGCACTAAGGATATAGGCGAATTGGGAGTCAATTTGATGTATCTGCTTCGCTCCATTTTAAAAATAAGCAAGACCGAATATGAAATGCGAAAAGGAGCTGGCGAAGAGTTAGTCATGGAATGCTTAAGGGAAGCAGTCCGAAGAGAGACTTATGACCGTGACGACCAGACTGTCACTAGAAGGGTATTTGACCAAAAATAGCCTTGCAAATAATCATCCCATTTTGGTAAGGATAAGGACAAGGCGAAATGCCTTGTTTTTGTTTGTCGAGAAATGACATGAAAGGGCGAAATTATGAATAAATCCTATTTTGCGGTTATACCAGCCAATGTTAGATATGACGAAGACTTGACACCAAATGCCAAACTGCTTTATGGAGAAATTACTGCTCTTTGCAATGAAAAAGGATATTGTTGGGCTACAAATGGTTACTTTGCCGACCTATATAAAGTGAGTAAAGTATCAATTTCAAAATGGATTAGCCAATTAGTTGAAAAAGGTTATTTGCATTCAGAAATTATTTACAAAGAGGGTACTAAAGAAATCTTAAATAGGTATTTAAGAATTGTTGGGGAGGGTACCCAAGAAAAGTTTAATGCCCCTACCCAAGATAACTTTAATACCCCTACCCAAGAAAAGTTTAAAGATAATAATACACTTATTAATAATACACTTATTAATAATACAGTTAATAAAAAAAGAGATATAAATACATTGACGAAAAAAGCAATCGAGCAAGAGTTTGAAGCCCTTTGGAAGCTATATCCCAGAAAAGAAGGCAAGAAGAATGCTCTTAATTCGTATGTAAAAGCCCGAAAAGAAGGCAAAACAACGTATGCGGAAGTCGAAAAAGGGATAGAACGGTATATAGAATATATTAAAGCTAGGAAAAAGGACAAAGAATTAATTAAACATGGTTCTACATGGTTTAATCAACATGCTTGGACGGATGAATACGATGCAGCCAGTCTCCAGATACAACAAGAATTATCTAAATTCAATCAGTTAATGTTGAATAACATGGAAAGTCCAGATGATTTCTTTAGCTTGATGGGAGTTGGAGATCAGTATGAATCAAGAAGAGTCAAAAAAGTTATTGATGTATCTTAAGCACAATTTTCAACATTCTTACAAGGACTTGGACGAAATCGGAATGAAAATCCTTATAGGCTCATGGAGTCGGTTTTTCAGTGATATCCCTTATTCGGTTATGTTTACCGTGGCGGAGCAACATGCTCTGGAGAATGATTTCCCTCCTACCGTAAAGCAATTAAGGGAAAAAGCGCTTGCCATCATGAATCCAATCGGAATCATGACTCCAGAAACGGCTTGGGAAAAAGCCTTAAAGACTGTAAGGAGATTTGGCCGGTACAATAAAGACAAGGGCATGGAATCCTTGCATAATTATCCATCCGTGGCGAGAGCCTTAAGGACAGTGGGATGGGATAGGATTGGCGATTGCCCAGATGAAAAGCTTGGATTCTTAAAGAATGAATTCACTGGCTTTTTCTCCGAAGTCAATCAACAAGTCAAACAAGAATATTTAATGCCAAAGGAAATGCTCAACAAAATTCAACAAATGCAATTAGCACGATTGGAGCATAAAGACGATGATTTGTCCTAAATGCAAAGGCACTGGATGGATTCTGTATCAAAAAGATGCTCCTAGTCCACCATACAAAGAGGGTAATAAACTCGAATTTGGTGTGAGGTGCGATTGTGGAAATGAATCGGCTGCTAAACAAACTAGTGAAAATGGGTTTCGTCAATAAGCTTAAATTTATAGAATTCGATATGCAAAAGGACATCGATGGTGGAATTTATCGGATGTACGATGAGCAGGACCAGATAATTTATGTGGGCAAATCCTCTAATTTGAGGACTCGCATCCATAATCATTTGGAGCATCGGACTCATACTTCTTATTTCATGGACGAAGTAAAACGAGTGGAATTCCACATTGAGCCGAATCCCATTTATGAGACTTTGCTCGAAGGCATTTTCATTGCTTTGCATCTGCCGAAGTACAATGACGAAATCAAGGATGCCAAGGCAAAATTGGGCGATAATTATGGCAATTAATCGTGGTAAGTACTTCGAGGATTGGATAGATCAGTCAAACGCTATCTATCAAAACAAAAAGATGGCAGTGATTAAAAAAATTCCTACACCGTGGCAAGTGCAAAGGAAATTCAATCAATATAGCAAGTCCTATGAGATAGCAAATGCCTTTCCAAAAAAGTCGAGTGTGGACTTTGGTGGCACTGCAGCCAAACATTCCATTTGGTTTGATGCCAAGGTGACTCAATTACCAAACTCTTTTCCCTTGAAAAACATACATGAGCATCAAATCGAATACTTGAAAGCAGTGGATGAGCAAGGAGGAAAAGCATTTTTGCTCATCCATTCAGAGCATCTTAAGAAGACCTGGCTTCTTTGGATAAAAGATTTGCTTCTTTTCATGAAGACCCAGACACGGAAAAGCATTCCTTTTACATGGTTTGATGAAAATTGCTCTCTAGTCAAGCCAAATTACGGAATCATCTTAGATTATCTGCCGATTGTACTTGAGAGTGAGGGATAATATGTTTTTGATGGATAAGCCCACTATGACGACTATGCTTACAATAACTCAAACCATCTTACTTGATTATTTTTTTTATACTCCAGAGTGCCTTGACCCATTCATGAAATATTTTTCCGACTATACCGTGAAGGAATATATCAACATCTATAACCAATCCGATTATAGTTTCAAGATTGAATTGAAATATGATTTTCAAGCAAGAAAAGACTTCACTTATTACTTAATGAGCCACGGAATCCATCGGAGCCTTATCGATGTCTTGCATTTTACCGATGAGGAATTAAAAGCTTTTGAGAATCTCATTCCTAAATGTACTGGAGTCCATCATGATTTTAAACAAATCATCGAAAGAGCGCATCATTGAAACTCATTTACGACATTACAATACATATAAAATTGGCATGAAAAACCTCCAAAGACAATTGGATTACATCATGCCAAGCCTTGTTTCTGGCTATGGTTCGGATGGCAGCCACTCGTTTTTTTACATAGGCAATAACACGGAAAGAGTCGCACTTGACCGGATTGAAAGCAAAAAAGCCATCGACTTGAGGGAGGAGATCGAGCGCTATCGGTTAATAACCGAAAGCATTGATAATGCTCTTGAAGAATTGAAGCCACATGAAAAGCTATTCGTCCATTTACGATATTTCGAATACATGCAAATTGAATTAGTCAAGGATGCGATGGACTATGCCGAAGTCAAATCCATCTATCGGATTAGAAGGCATGTACTGGATAAATTGATGATTAGCTTAAATAATTTACTAACTTTAAAGTGAGGTTTAACTATGGCATTCGACTATAAAGGCTTAGAAAAAGAGAAATTTTATGAAATTGTCGATTTGGCAATTCACCAGCTCGAAAGAACGATGGAACGATTACAACCCAATAGCCCAGATATCGAGGATGTTTACATCCATATGCTCTATACCCATCAAAAGATGATGGAAGGCTTTTTCCATACTAAAGACCTTAAAATCTTGGAGCAGACCGAAAAAATACGCTCGCTTATCATGAAACTGCAAAATATGAGAACCAATGCTACTGCAATGTGAATTGTGCCAAACTAAGTGTATGGACATCGCAAAAGTGCCTTGTGGCTTTTTTATTGAAAAGGACGAAGACGGAAAAATAGTTTTTGTCATGCCACAAGATGAAGAGGGCTATCGAAATATATGTATTGGCTGCTTATTCAACATCTAAGGAGAGAACATCGATGAAGAGAATATTAATGGCTTTGTGCATCGCTATTTTGTTGTTTCCTAATTTCGCATCTGCCCAATATTATGTAGAAAAAGGCGATTCAATGGGCAAAATAGCTAAAGAACAAGGTATGTCTCTAGGTGATTTAATTAGCTTGAATCCACATATCGAAAACCCAAATATCATAAGACCTGGAGACTACATTGTTATTCGCTCGAAAGTAGAAAAGCAAAAAGACCTTGTGGATTATGCTCGAAGCCTTCAAGAATCGACTACTTATGTTTATGGTGGCACTGATTATACTCCACCTATGAAGACCGATTGCAGTGGATTCGTGCAAGCTATCTATAAAAAATTCGGAGTCAATCTGCCGAGAACAAGCTATGAGCAAGCGAAAACTGGCAAACCAGTGGCATTCAAGGATTTGCAAATTGGCGATTTGATGTTTTTTAGCACAAGGGCAGATCATAAAATTACACATGTCGGTATCTTTATGGGTACCGAAACCAATACATGGATTTCAAATTTGAATTCCGATAAAGATGTTCAAATCCTATCCTCATGGGGGAAATTTAGTCAAGCCTACTTCCAGTGGGGCGCAAGGTACGAGTTATAAGAGGTGACTATGGATGAAATGCTTTTTATGTAAGAGGGATGAAAATGAAGTTTTACTTATTCGGCTCCCAGTCGAAACCTTATATGAAGAATCGTTTTTATATATCATCGGAAATTACGTGGAAAAAGAATACATGTGTTTACCGTGCATCGGATATGAAATCGATAAATCGAGAGGATTAAAAGAATGGCATCGACAATTATGAATATGTTTGCTTTCATCGGACTGTTATCCATCCTAATTTTTATTATCGCAGTGGCAATAATAAGAACGAAAAAAGGGTAACTTAATATCAAGCCATTGTTTTTATTCACCTTTCGACATTAGGGAATAATACAAAAAACCCATCTTTGCGGATGGGCTTTTTTATTTGGACATTGTGAAGAAATCACAAGTGATTTTGCCTATAAGGATAAGTTAATTTTTGCAGATTGCAAATTTGCAGATGAGATTTTGAGGGGATTTTTTGCAGATGTCATTTTTGCAGATGCTTTTTTGCAGACCGATTTTTTGCAGATGGGTTTTTTCAATTTTTGCAGATGAGATTTTTGCAGATCATTTTTTGCAGATGAGATTTTTGCAGATGGGTTTTTGTGGGAATGTAAGCGCTCCCAAAGTGGCTGCTCAAGTCATGAAAGCGTTTTCTGAAAGCGTTTCCAAAGTCTGAACACAATGAATATTATGAATAGCGTGAATAGTCTGACAATGGTTACACCATAATGTAAGCGCTTCATTTTCAAAAACATTTACCAATTAAAAAAAGCTTGACTTTTTCAAATCGGCTGCAAAACATGATTTTTTTCCAAGAAAAAAAGCTTGACATTCCTGGAGGTTCGGCTGCTAAACATGTTTTTTATTTTTTTGTCTAAGATCACGATTTCCACGAAAAAAGACCAAAGCAAAATAAATTGCTTTGGTCTTATTATATGCTATGCATATGCCATTTTACTTTTCTATAAAGTTTGGTCTAACCCATGAAAAATATTGATGGTTTGTTATTTCTCCATCCTTACAAAGTGAATCAGTAAACAAATCCCATGAAAGACGCTTTCGTCCTTTATCCCATGTTCTAAAGTCTGGATGGGTTTCCTTATAAATGGATTCAACTTGCTTTTTAATCATACTAAAATCACTCCTATTAATCAATGTTAATTTACACCAGTAAAGGCTCATACCCTAAACGGATATGAGCCAAAAATATTAAAGTATGTTTTTGTATACATCGATTTTATATAGACGACACAAGGCATAAAATTCTCTTGTTACCAAGTGATAATACAAGTCATAGGTTTTACTTTCGTCCTTGGGTTGCTTGTATTCTTCACCACATGCAGTAAACCAAGATACGACTATTTCCTCAATTGCGAAATGTCTATATTCTACATTGATTTCACTTGGAAGCCCTAGAAACCAGTCTGTAAAGGCTCCATACATGTTAGGATTTCTCTTTTGTTCATATCCAGTCCACCAGTTACGGAAACCATCAATCACGTTTTGAAGTTGTTCGGGTAATTCTCTTGTATACTCATCATTCAGTATCTCGAAAATATGTCCTCTGATTTGGTCTTTAAAGCATTTAGTTGTTGTTCTCACTCTTAATCACTCCTATAGTTTTATACCACTTAAGGCTCATATCCTACACGGATATGAGCCAATAAAGTCTATTTATTAAATTGATGTTGTAATGCAATTTTGACATCCATTAATGTAAGAGCCTTTTTTATTAAAGGCTTTTTTGCCAAATTTACAAAAGGCTTTTTCTCCAAGTTTACATACGGTTTTTTAGTTAAATTTATCATTTATAATTCGCTCCATTCTATTATTTCGTCCATTGCTCGCTCAAAACTATTGAATAATCTTACATCGTAACAAGATACGATATCTTGACTTATAATCGATGGTAATCCTACCACATGATACTCTTTAATCTTTTCTTTATGTTCCCATCCCTTAAGGACTTTTTCGGCATCATCCAAACGATGATACATGTCGTCAAAAACCCTAAACATTCTTTTTGTCATAGGTTTTTCATTCATCTTGTTTCCTCCAGATCATTGTTTTTGTGTTGCTTGATAACTTATATTCAAAAGTATACACCTATTGTTTGCATTATGCAATACATATTTTGAATATATATCTAAATTCTTTTTAATTCTTTTTCAATATTTATCTTGCATTATGCAATACAAAGGATTATACTAACTATAGAATCTTAATTACGAAAGAGGTTGATCTTATGAAAACAACTAGACTAGAGTTTGAAGAATATAACGAGTATTTAAATGCATTAAGCTTTTATGGAGGGTTAAAGCAAGTAGTGGATTTCTATCAATATGAAACGACTGCTTTATATGTAGTAATCATTAAGGAAACTAAATAACTGCTTTCGGCTCTTACTGGCATACAGTAAGAGCCTTAAGTGGTGTAAAGACTACTTAATTAAAGGATGGGATATAAATGTTATTAATCGATAAAAACTCAAGTCAAGCGGAACATGTGCTAGTGGATTTCTTAAATGAAAAAATGGTTACGGATATCGAATATAGAATAGACGGATTTGTAAAGAATGGCATCACTTACTATAACATTACATTTAAGGTTTTTACGCTCCATATGGAGTATGGCATCCAATCTACTTACTTCTTTGTGGAAGGCAGAATAGGACATAACAAGGACGTATTACTAGACAATCTTAATAGTTACTACAAAGGCATTAAAGGTTTGGTTGCTTAAATGGTTTGGCTCTTACTGGCATACAGTAAGAGCCTTTTCTGGTGTAAATATAAAATAGGAGTGGTAGCAGTGAATAAACGTACAAAAGAATATCTAATAGACTTTATCAAGGTTGATATCGAATCTAATCCAGACATCCAAGAGTTAAAGCAGTACTTGGAGGATGTCGAAGCCTTGGAAGTCGAAGAAATCAAACCTAACCATGATACAGTCGCACTACACAATATGATAGATGCTTTGGAAGGCTATAAGAAGGCATATAACGACTTACGAGAAGCATGGGAAAAATATGATATCAATCAAACCGAATCAATTAACTATTACCCTTATAGTTGTTCTTTTGATGAAGTGGATGTAACCGAGTGGTGCGATAACACCATGAAAGAATTAGATGAAATCGATTATCCCTATTATGGGCTATTTAAAAATGATAGCTACTTTGGTGCCGATGTCGAAGTATATATTCATCCTCGTGAATCATACACAAGAGCGCTTTTTAAAATTGGTGGCGATAACTCTTTCAAGTGGTGGTTTGATTTGGATATATGCACTAATGATGTTAAAGAAGCTTTTAAAGAGTCCAAAAAAGATAAGTACCAAGGTTATGGATATAGTGAAAGTTAAAAACTGCCTTAAGGCGGTTTTTTTGTGTTTTCAGAACATGACATGTTTACTACTAGATAATGTACCATCTTTATTATGGTTAATTGGGATATCCTAAATATTAGCGATTCATAACATTAAAGCCCACTTGTATTAAGTGGGCTTTTTCTAATGGAGTGATTCCATGTTAGTTAGTTGTTCTTATTGTGGCGGTTATCATAACCGAGGATATAAATGTAAAGCCAAACCATCCAGAACAAAAGAGCATACAAGCGCATCAAAGTTTAGGAGTAAAAGAGTGTGGACTGAAAAAGCAAGAGCAATCAAGAAAAGAGATAAATATCTCTGTCAGTGGTGTTTAAATCAAGATCATTGCTTTTCCTTCCAAGGTTTGGAAGTACACCACATTGTACCCATTAGCATGGATTGGGATAAAAGACTGGATGACTACAATCTTATAACGCTATGCTCTTTCCATCATAAGCAAGCGGACAAACAACAACTAAACAATGCTATCTTGCTTGAATATGCATACACAAATACAGACCATGACATGCAGCGAGACATCTAAATAAGTCAAGATATATATTTACATTGGTAGTAACTATATATCTTGACATACTATCTATCATGTGAATGTAATGAGCAGCCACATGCCAGGGAATGTCAAGCTATTTATTTATATTAGTACTAACTATATGCCTTGACATAGTAGGCATCATATGAGTGCAACGAGCAGCCACATGCCAGGGATTGTCAAGATATATATTTACATTGGTAATAATTAATTGTCTTTACATTATTACTATCATGTGGATAGGATGAGCAACTACATTGTACTAGATGTCAAGATGTTTATTAGCATTGGTATTTATTTATTATCTTGACATCTTACGAATGATCTGGATGATGAAGCCAGCCGATGTAAGCGCTTGCCTTGGTATTTTATTTTAAAATAAATCTTGACAATCGAGCAGCCACATGCATGTCTTGTTTCCTCCTAGACTTTGGGGAATATTCCAGATTATGGAAAATGTAAGCGATTTCATACCCCCCCATGCTTTTTTTTGGTTTTGGCTCGGTTCGGGCGACCACTCGCGACCAAATGCACTTTTTTTATTCCCTAAATTAATCAAAACAGTGAATAGAGGTGAGAAAAATGGGCAGACCCCCAAAAAATGTGGATGTAAATCGAAAGCACTTGGAAAAAGAAACTGCTCTCCTTCGTAAAAATGCGGAAGCCGTACTCCAAGGCGAAGAGCAGGACCTGGCACCACCAAGTCGATTGAATGCTAACCAACGAAAGATATGGAAGCACATTGTCGAGCATCTAAAGACCGTGAAAATCCTTGGACATATCGATGCTTACTTACTGGAGAATGGTGTGGTGGCAATTGACCGACTCCAAGTCATTGAAAAGACGATTAATCAAAACTTCGAAATGATTATGGACAGACAGTTAATGAATGCTCAAGCTAAGTACTTCGGTGTCATGCACAAAATGTGTAATGACTTTGCGATGAGTCCACAAGCCCGAGCGAAGTTTGGCATCCTTGCTTTGAATCAAGCGCAAGAGGAAGCCGACCCATTACTCAAGGTTTTAA